CAACGTGGTTACACTATAGTGGTCAATTGGAGGTGAGTAACTTTAATTGCATAGAGTCTGTGTAGACCCTATGCACTCAGATCACCAACTGAGGTCGTTAAATATCCAACGAACATTATTTACTTTATTCTTGGTGTTAATGTTTTTCTTTAGATATTCCGTCACAATATCACGACAAGAGTTGGAATTACCACTCTTCATCATCTTATACAGAAACGGAGCATATTTTGGATCAACATTCTTCACATACTTAACGGCAAAATCTCTAGATTCAGGATACTTAGCATAGCCCTCTTCAAAGAGGTTGGAGACAGTATCGCAGAAGTTAAAAATGGCCAGGTTAAAGTCATTAGCAAACTCAACAATTCTATCGCGATCAGATGGAGAACTATCAAGTAATGGAAGCAAGTCGTCCAAAGAGTCGTTAAGAATTACAGAAAGTACATTCTTTTCTAAACGAATAGATTCCTTGCATTTGTGACGAAGAACATAATCAGCGGTCTTGACTTTAAGCATACGACCATCATCGAAACGGATAATAATGCCCTCGACATCATCACCCCAGTCGCGAATAGTCATAACAAATTTAGATATATCGTCAGAAGACTTGTTTTCTACAGTATTAACGACAGGAATGTTGTAAATACCGGCTACACGGCGAATAGCATCATAACCAATATAGTGACCGGTGGAATTTACACGTATTGCGGTTAAGATAAGGTCGTCTTTATCATAATCAACTACGATACGATTCTTTCGAGAAACCCACTCAAAGATAGGAGTAAAGGTATTAAGTAAAGTTTCAATAAAATTGGAATAGTTTGGTTTATCAGCGATAAAGACTTCCGCATTCATGGCAACATCAGTAACACCTGCTTTAGTTCCTAATCTAAACCCAGTATCACAAGGAATAGGCCTAATCATAGAACCATCTAATTTCTCTAACACAACATGTGGCTCAGATAAATCGAGAGAATCTAAAGAAGTGTAAGACTTCTCGCCGACATTAAAGAACTTATGGTAAGGCCTAGAGATTAAATTGCCGGACTTATCAAATATCAATCCTCTACATTCTGCACGAACTGGACAATCGAAAGAATCATCATAAGCAACCATATAGTTGATTGCAGAATACCAACCTTTATCAGTGACCTTAAATTCAGGACGGTCAGCAATAAAAGGCAATATATCATTTATGTGGTTTATTTCTGGAAAGATAGCCATGTCAGTCAATTGGGTGGTTACACTATAGGGGTCAATTGGAGGTGAGTAACTTTATCTCTTAAGAAATCAACTGATTCATTAACTCCTTTGTCAGTTTATTTCGTGGTCCTGAATGTAACTCACCAAACTCTTCATTCAAATACTCATCAACACAAGTTTGATAAAAACTTCTCATCTCTTGACCATGTTTGTTCAAAATGTAATCAACAAGGTCAGGGTAGATTGTGTTAGATAGTTGCTTATAGTCCATTACATATAAAGATGATAGTTTTTTACATAAACTGATTTTTCTATAATTCTACTTCCTATCAGGTGTGATAGTAGGTTATCCCGACCCGATATGGAAAAAACAGTTTATAATATCCCGAGATCCCTTGGTATGACTGGGCCGGAGACGCACAAAAAAGCCCCGGCAAGAGGGGCAGAGGAGAGAATTAAAAAAACCAGGACAAAAACCCTCCTTTGTTATCATTATCGCTGTTGTGTTCTCTTACAATTGTTGGCCAAGTTGCAGTGGAGTTTGGTATCATACCCTCAACAAGTCTCATTGCTTCATCATTATACATCGCCTCGACATTCATGTGGCGAGTTCCAGCTTCTGTCGGTACAGTGTAAGGAACTCGAAAGGTGTAGGTGATTTGTGCCATGATTAAAAAAGAAAAGTGTGTGTGGTAAGGTGTAAATTATCCGCCGTAAACTTCTTCTGCCATTGGTGTGTCTTGTGTTACTTCTTGACGGAGTAGTGCATAACAACGGTCAGCTTCGTCTAACACATCCTCATCCAACTCATCCCACTCAACATACTCATAAGCGCCACGATTTGTTTCGTAGTTACCATCAGCAAAGAGTGGATGATACATTAGAATGATTTGATGATTACCATCAAGAGTGTAAGTACACCCGTTTTTTGTTGATTTGATAAAAGTCATGTCTGATTGCGTGGTTACACTATAGTGGTCAATTGGAGGTGAGTAACTATAACACCCACCTCCCTTTTCGTATCCGTTGATGTTCATGAGTTTATAAGTCCTTTGAGTGTTGCTTTTAGTTTCTTATTCTCTTCCTCAAGTTCTTTGACTCTAATCCTAAGATCTTTGTCATCATCTTTCTTCTCAAGAATGGTATTTGTTAGATTAGCATCCTCAAGTTTAACCTCCCAAAGGTTGGCACCACTTAGATCAGCATTCCAAAGATCAGCACCCTTAAGATTAGCACCCCATAGATTAGCACCCCTAAGAATAGCACCCCATAGATTAGCACTCTTAAGATTAGCACGCCTTAGATTAGCATCCTCAAGATCAGCACCCTCAAGATTAGCACGCCTTAGATTAGCACCCTCAAGATTAGCACCCTTAAGAATAGCACCCTCAAGAATAGCACCCTCAAGAATAGCACCCTTAAGATTAGCACCCTTAAGGTTAGAACAAAAAAGGTCAGCACCCTCAAGGTCAGCACCCTTAAGATTAGCACCCTCAAGGTTAGCATTCTCAAGATTAGCACCTCTTAGATCAACACCTTCAAGGTTAGCACCAGGTTTGATTTCGTATCCGTTGATGTTCATTGAGGTGTCTCTTGTGTATGAAAGTATTATAAGGCATTTGGATGCCCTATAAAGGGTTCAGTGGTCAGTTGTTCAAGTGTCCAGAAGATTCTTTGAGTGTTGCTTTAATGTTCTTAAGTTCCTCCTCAAGTTCTTTGATCCTGAGGTCTTTATCATCATTGATTTTCTCCTTATCAAGAATGGTGTTGGTTACATTAGTATCCCTTAGGTCAGCACCCCATAGATCAGCATTCCTAAGATCAGCATTCCTAAGAATAGCATTCATAAGATCAGCATTCCTAAGATCAGCATTACAAAGATCAGCACTCCAAAGATCAGCATCCTCAAGATTAGCACCCTTAAGATTAGCATTCCTAAGATTAGCATCCTCAAGATTAGCACCCTTAAGATTAGCATTCTCAAGCTTAGCACTCTCAAGATCAGCATCCTCAAGATCAGCACAACTTAAATCAGCATCCCTAAGATTAGAACCCTTAAGATTGGCACCAAATAGAGAAGCACCCTTAAGATTAGCACCCCTTAGATTAGCACCATAAAGATCAGCACCCCATAGTTTAGCATTCCTAAGGTTAGCATCCTCAAGATTAGCACCGCTTAGATCAGCACCCTTAAGATTGGCACCTGGTTTGATTTTGTATCCGTTGACTATCATAGTTTAAGTCCTTCTAAAATAGTTCCCTTAAGATTAGCATCCTTAAGGTTAGCAACCCTTAGATTAGCACCCCTTAGATTAGCGCCCTTAAGAATAGCACCCTTAAGATCAGCATCCTTAAGGTTAGCACCCGGTTTAAGTTCGTATCCGTTGATGTTCATGAGTTTATAAGTCCTTCTAAAATAGTTCCCTTAAGATTAGCACCCTTAAGATTAGCACCCTTAAGATTAGCACCCTCAAGATTGGCACACTTAAGATAAGCACACTTAAGATTAACACCCCTTAGTTTAGCACCCTTAAGGTTAGCACACTTAAGATCAGCACCCTTAAGGTTAGCACCCCATAGAGAAGCACCCTCAAGATTAGCACGCCTTAGGTCAGAACCACTTAGGTTAGCAGAACTTAGATAAGCACCCTCAAGATTAGCATTCTCAAGATCAGCACCCTCAAGATTAGCAACCTCAAGATAAGCACCTTCAAGATAAGCACCTTCAAGATCAGCACCCTTAAGGTTAGCACCCCATAGATCAGCACCCCTTAGATTAGCACTCTTAAGATTAGCATCCCTAAGATCAGCACCCCTTAGATTAGCACCCCTTAGATTAGCATCCTCAAGATTACCACCCTTAAGATTGGCACCAAATAGAGAAGCACCCTTAAGATAAGCACCCTTAAGATCAGCATTCTCAAGATTAGCATTCCTAAGATCAGCATCCTTAAGATCAACACCCGGTTTAAGTTCGTATCCGTTGACTATCATAGTTTAAGTCCTTCTAAAATAGTTCCCTTAAGATTAGCATCCTTAAGGTTAGCAACCCTTAGATTAGCACCCCTTAGATTAGCGCCCTTAAGAATAGCACCCTTAAGATCAGCACCCCTAAGAATAGCACCCCATAGATTAGCATTCTCAAGATTAGCACCTCTTAGATCAGCATCCTCAAGATTAGCACCCTTAAGACTAGCATTCTTAAGATTAGCACCTGGTTTGATTTCGTATCCGTTGTATGTGGTGATCATAAAATTGTGGTGTCTATACTATAGTGGTCAATTGGAGGTGAGTAACTTTATTACCCGACAGAAACCAGTTCTTCAAACCTATCAAGAGTTGCATATCTTACAACTCCATTCTCATCTGTAAGTTGAACCATTGGCCACATAGGTGAATCGGCGAGAAACTTACCACCGGTAATGGTATGAACCATTCCAGTTTTTTCATCTTCTACTTTACAACCGATTGCTTCTTGGACCCAGTTGAGAAATGTCATAATGCTTGTCGTGGTTACACTATAGTGGTCAATTGGAGGTGAGTAACTTTAATATCCGACAAAGGGCCTTACATTGTAATACTGTAACCACCACAGAAATTGTATTACAAATGCCCATAGATTAGCGGGTTGAGGCTGATACTTGAACTGCGGTCATTGTCTTCATTGTTGTTGAATCAATCCACACAATTCTGCGGGTCTTGATGTCTGATGCGATGTTGTAGATCATTTGTCTGATTTACCGTTAGTGAAAGATCCTAGAATTGGCTCTGGGCCACAAAGATTACGTTTAACCTCTGCATATCCAAACTCTTCAGATAGATCACAACAGATACGCCATGCTTGATCCAAATCATTTGTGGTTACATCTTCATATCGAGCAGATGGAACAATGATTCTAAACTCCATTTGAATTGATTGCGTGGTTACACTATAGGGGTCAATTGGAGGTGAGTAACTTTATTTCAGTTCAATACGGTCAATTAAACACATACCGAGTTCATAGAACAAATCCTCATCAACATCACCAAGTTTGGCACGTAATGCATCAGAAACTAAGTCATGCATAATTTCCATATAACGCTCATCTCCATAGATGTGGTTAATAACATCAGATTTGAGTGCGTCAACAAGTTTAGAGACACAAGTTGCAGAGAGTGACATGATAGTTAGGAAAAGTGTTTGATAATGGTTACAAAGAATGCCCCGACGGCAATATAATAAAAGAAACGAATAATGGTAAACATCAGCGACGATAAAGGAATGAACCGTATTGATCAACAACTTCAGGTGTATCTAGAAGTGATTCAATATAAAATCTAATGCCTTTGGCTGGTGCCTTGTGGCTGGCTGGTTTATAACATGCACCAGTTTCTTTATCTACAAACATAAAACAACTGCGACCCTCTCTTACAACACCATCATAGCATTTTGATTGCCACACTTTGATATATTTGCGACCAACTTCCATTGTTAGATACTCATGAAAGTTACGGCCATTCTCAATAGCAAATACCTTCCACTCATTGTTAAGAACTTCAATCAAACATTCTGTTTGATATTCTGCTTTGGTTTGTGTGATTGTCATAAGTTGATTGCGTGGTTACACTACAGGGGTCAATTGGAGGTGAGTAACTTTAATCGTTTGGATTTGAGTAGTATTCGTTATCAGTTTTGACATCAGTGAAACATTCTTCTTCATCATCAAAGATGAGATACAAAGTTTCATCATTGTCTTCAACATTCCATTCTGAATGAAGAGACAATAGGTTACGTCCATAATATGTTTTCTTATGTTCTTTCTTTGCCTTTTTATATGCTTTGGCCATAGTCTTCATTTGGTCTTCATACTGGCCAAGAATATCTTCTGCGAGATATTCTGACCTAGCATGATTGTACTCAAATGTTGAACCTTCAGTCTCAAATGTTTCTGTTTGTTTAGGATCAAATTTCATAGTAATGATTACTTACGCAGAGGTGAATTGTTGTATCGAGTAAAGACGGTTACAAGAATGATGGCAGTTGAGATAACACCAACCAAACCTAAAATGGTAACGCTGTTACCATATTCAAAAGAGAGAGTTTCAATCATCGGTAAATTGCTTTGAAGAAGAGAATAATACCACCGACAAACATGATGCCAGTGAGTAACAATGATGTGTTAGTAATGTCCATCAAGCTGCGGCTTCTGTTTTAGCCTTACCTACATTACTAGGTCCAGTCCAAACCATACCATTTTCTTGCCAATATGCAATGAATGCACGACGAAGTTCAAGAAGTTCATCATATCGTGTCTGTTGACTAGAGGTAAACTTAAAGTTCTGAACTTTATAAGTTTTTTGAAGTGATTGAAGTTCTTTAAGTACAGTAGATGAATTGTTCATGATTGTCAAGTGTAGGGGTTACAATATAGTGGTCAATTGGAGGTGAGTAACTTTTCCTCCTGTGTAAGATTACGATAGTTTTCCACAATTGTTAATAGTCTGTCTTTGGCAGTTTCTATTGTCGCACGAGAGTAACCAGTATAGAAAGAATAACCTTTGGTTGGATCATCCATTGCATCTTTATACTCTTCTAATGCCCAATCAAGACCTTCAATAACAGATAGAAGTTGATTGTCAATGTTCATGGTGATTTGGTACTTAGTTTGAGTTTGAGTGACCTTAGAGACTGCTTACGCCCCCTTAGAATACCCTTACAGGTACCCTTGGTCTTCTTATCTTTTTTGGAGTGATGCTTCCAATTAGGTGTGTTCATCACATGCCACTCATGTATTCATGAAGTTCAGCATAATACTGTTCTTCAGTGTCAAATTGACGACCATGAATAACACATGGGAATGTTTTCTTTTGAAACATTGTAGACGCAACTTGTACGTCTTGTTTGTCGTAACCCATTTCGAGCAGGTTTTGGATGTAAGGATTTGAATTGTATGTCATACTATAGTGGTCAATTGGAGGTGAGTAACTTTATTTCCTTCGTTTTCTTAACTTATCTATCAAATTGAGTGCTGATTGACGGTTGCGACATACTTTGACCGGTTGTCCATTATGTATCACCATCAGTTTAGTTGTTGAACCCGCCACAGGTATTGCTACCAGGTTCTCATCAATAACGATTGGCAATACTCCTGGTTTTGTATCAAGAATGTTTGAATTTGTGTGGTGGAAAGACATAAAAACTCTTTTTTCAATAATTCTATGTGACTGAAGGTGTGTTAGGTCATAAAGGGGTTCGATATGGAAAAATCAATTTATGATACTCCCAGATCCCTTGGTATGACTGGGCCGATTACCGGCGAGAAATGCTGTCGCACATTTCTCCTTTCTCGAATACAATGTCAACACAACGTTGCAATGCTCTCTCGGTGGATACTCCGATATTATTATATACTGGCACACATAGCATACCGCATGTCTTCGATTTACTGCCCACACGAATTACTCGGCCCACAGTCTGTAACATCTCTACTGTGTCCATATTACGAAGGAATACAACACCTTCAAGCTCTGAGCAATTAATACCTTCTGAAAGTATGGACCTGTGCAAAACAACAAACTTCTTATCTACATCTTTGCCCCATGCATTGAGTGTATCAAAGAACTCCTCACGCTTGACCTTCTTACCATCAACAACTGCACCGGTCTTACTGGTAATATAGAGGTAAGAATAACCACGTTCCTTGAGTTGTTCTGCAAAGTCTGTCATAAAGATATTTTGCAGTTGTCGTGTGGTCTTGACACATACTAGAATCTTTTTGATGTCTAGTTCATCAATAGACGCAAGGACATTGTTGCTCTCAAGATAAGGTGTGAGTGACTTTTTGTCAACCTTATCCATCTCAATCACCTTGACTTTAGGTGGCAAGATGTAACCTCCATCAACCAGAGTTGGTGCAGACACACGTGCAATTACCTGACCATAAGTGTCAACATCATTCATTCCATGTTTTTTTGGTGTGACTGAAGTCTTACGGGTAGCAGTAAAGAAATAAGTGCGATCAGCCTTCTTACTGAAATACTCAGTGGGCCCAAAGAAGTTATTCTGACAGGAGTTATGTGCCTCATCAAAGTAAATGGTATCTACCGCAATACCAGACTCCTGAACACGGTGGAGAGAGTGATATGTGGTAAAGATAATAACATGTTCACGGACTGTTTGACACATATCAACAAACAGTTTGATATGTTCAGACTTTGTAGTGCTGAAGTGTTTTGTGTCACCAGAATGCACATGCAAAACATTAGCATTGGTGATGTGTTCCATATACTCACTGCACAACTGATTGGCCAAGAGTAGTCTAGGAGCCACAACTACAATAGTGCGAGGAACATTTACCTCGAACCGTTTCATTGCATCAGTGATTGCAATCAGTGTCTTCCCGCCTCCTGTCGGGACCAGTATCTGGCCTTTGCTGTTGACATACATTGCGTCACGGGCTTCGTTTTGATGTGGGCGAAGAGTGATCATAAAATTGTGGTGTTATACTATAGGGGTCAATTGGAGGTGAGTAACTTTATTACCGTTGACGAACCGAGTTAATTACAACTCTCTCTGTTGGATACTGTGATTCTACAATATCCCGTATCAAAGATCTGTCCGCACTATCAGTTTGTATCTCAAAGTTATGCCTACGACCATTACGATCGGTCCATGCACCTTTTACATTAAATTGTGTCATAATAATCAGTTACCAAAACCATGGTTGAAGTTAGCATACGCAAACTCTGCACGTTTGACCAACTTCACTGAGCCATAGGTTACAGAATGGAAGACATAACCTTCACCATCAGTTTCTTTGCCATTAGGAAGATATGACTTTGGTGCGTCATTGATAATCAAACTATCCATCAAATCATATTTGATATCTAACACCAACTGATACAGATTGGCAAGGAAAGGACAACCTAGAATGTCAGTCAGTGATGCATCATCAACAAACTGACCTGACTTGATGAGAGCATTGATGCCCATCTTGGCTTGATATGCCTCTTTGTCAGTCAGAAATTTGATGTTGTCAGTGTTGATGTTTGGTGCATCATAACCACCGTAAATACGGTCAACAGCAGGTTGTACCCACTTGATTACATCACTATTCTCAAATGTTTCTGTGACTGGTTTACAAACTGCATTACACATAATATTATCTTGAGTCAGAAAGACTTGTGTATGTGGTGCAATCACTAGTCTCTGTTCAATAACCTCAGGAAATACATACGTGAGGGTATTTTGTGTCAGTGTGTCAGTGTGACCGAAACCAAGCCAATCACCCCAGTAAATGTTTTCTGTACGTGGAAGATACTTGAGACAATTAGATAGAATATCTACAACTTCAATTTGATGACCAAAATGGGTCAGAATGTCTTCAGTAGTATAACATAGACGAATCTTTTTCTTATTAAATGCACTTTTTGTACACACAAAAAACTTACCATTAGCAGGATTGGTTCCCCATACTAACGACATACCATCCATTTTCATGGAGATATCACCCACATCATAAAGTAAATCAAATACTGTCAAATCACCAGTCAAAATAGTATCTTCGGGATGAGAGAGGTGTGTTAATGTCATAATAAAATGGTGGTCTTATACTATAGGAGTCAATTGGAGGTGAGTAACTCTGTAGTCACCTCATGTATGCTCTTGATGTTAGTGGATGCGTTCTTCTTAATATACTTCCTTTTATTGTATCTTGTCTGGTGAAGTATAGCTTTACATATACCATAACTTATATTATTTTCCCTGGCCCATTTAGATAGTTGGTAACACTCAACCTCACTACCATCAATGAACACAATTCGGTAGTGTTTTGCATTAGGATTGTTATTCAAACCCTGTTGTCTAAACTGTTCTTTATTTTCATGAACATTCAGGCGTCCATTTACCCATCCATCAGGTATTGCATCTTCAAATACCATCTTATGGTCAAGTCCGTTATTTACCCATATTTTACCACGAATTGTACTTGGTTTTCCATATCTTGGATTATTTTTACCTTTCATAGAAGGTCTTGGCCCTGAGTTACCTTCACCACCAGGACTTCTGTTTATTAACATACCTGTACCCAAATCTTTACGGCCAAGTACATCTATCAGGTACATTTCGTGCCTATATGCATCAATCTCAGACAGTCCCTGTTTAAGATAGACCCGTCTATCTTTTGGTGGTACAGGTACATTTACATGTTGATTGTTTATTCTATTTTTTCTCCCTTTGCCTATGTAGTAAGGTGTTCCATCTTCGCGAAGATAGGCGTAGGTATAGTAATTCATTCTTCAATTTGCAGGGGTATTATTATTTATTATATCGTAGATTGGGTCTTATGTCAAATACACCCCTGCACATGACTGCCCAATAGTTATGATAGGGCTTTGGCAGCAGCATGAGCCTTGGCGGTCAGTTGCATTGCCTCTTTTTTGTTTGGTTTTCTACCATGTTTCTTCTCAAACTCAGACCTCATTTGAGCCTTGGCATCTTTTCTACTCTGACCTATTTCTTTATTTCTAGTTGCGTCTCTTTCTTTCCTAGTCATACCACCACCATCAGCATGAGCATACTTTTTACGTGGTTTTGCAGGTTCAGTCTTCTTTGGTTCTGCCTTCTTGGTCTTTAACAACTGGTCTGCTTTCTTTTCAGCATCTTTAGAAGATGTGGTCGTTGTTTTTACTTCACCACCAGACTTTCTGGCAGCGGCTCTTGCCTTGGCTGCAGCTCTTCTATCTGCCTTAATCTTCTCTGCATATGATTGTTTGACTTCTGCAGAACCACGTTCCTGTTGTGGTTGTTGTGTTCTTTGTGAGGTTGTTCTACTTCTATTAGGTTTCTCACCTTGTGGTTTATAATCTACTGGTGCAGTCTTACCACCACCAACTGCCTTGACTCTTGGTTTAGTTCCAGGTGCTCTACGATCAGCAGTGCTTCGTTTTGCACGAGGACCACGAACTGTACCCATTTCAGGGTCATAAACCTCAACCATTCCCCTTTTATATCTTTCTCGGGCACTTACGGTTTTGTCTCTAGTTTCTGGTGAATCAAGAGTTCTTGAACCACTCTCTCCAGCAGAATTGGCTTGAGTTTCTTTGAATTTATCTTGACGATCTTTAAGAGCTTGTGCTCTTTCAGAGGCAAGTTCTAAAAAAAGTTGTAGGTTCTTCATTCTTTTTTCTGTAGTTGTGTTCCTAACTCCAACAGATTGACGGAGGTGATAATATAATTATATTTATCACCCCCGATATTATCAGGAGAAGAAGTGGTCAGGTGCACTCAACTCCTCAACATATGCAGTAACGCTTTCATTACCTTGAATATCCAATAGTTTGTCCCACTGGATATTGTGAGCGTCAAAATCTTCAAATACATCGAGTTCGATCGTAACTCTATACTTGGACTTCTGAGCGTAGGCTAGAGACATGAGGAGAACCTGATTGACTACCCTGTAAGTATAGGGTATTTAGGTCAAGGAGTCAAGGTGTTATGGACAGTGTTCAAACTGTCACACATCAATCTTTAATGTAACCATTCTTGACGAGCCATTCTTTTGTCATTGGAGTAGGAGAATAATCGGTCCACATAGTCCCACGAGCACAAGATTCAAGTGCATCTTGAGTCATACCTTCGGTTTTACCTGCCCAAGTTGCCTCTTTCTCCCATGGTTGTGCCGACACTGGATATGTTCGTTCTACCATTTCTTGCCATAACATAGGAACATCTTCCTCTGGTTTGATAATAGCAATCATACTATTATCAATGGTTCCTGCCATACAATCCTGGGCTGCATGCCACCCTTCATGTCTCATAACTGACATCAATACATCAGGACGATGCATGAATGCTCTGTTCAGAAAGAAATTATTACCTACGGTATGATATACACCACGATGTCCAACAGGGAAATAACTTTCATCGGCAAGATATACCTGAACATCAATAAGAGTCAATGCATTCAACATACGACTAAATTCTTCTTGAACTGGAGTCCAATCAGAGTTAGGATATTGTTCTTTAATATAACCAATACCCCAGATTGGTTCCACACCTTCAGTACATTCTTCAAGTAACATACAACCCATTGAATCATATGAAAATGGTTCTACTTCAGGTTCATGATGTGCAAATGTATTAATAGTATCTACACCTTCATGAGTATGTTGATGTGGATAAAATTGTGGATGTGCCATTGCAGGTGGCACAACTATCATTGTTAATGCAAGTAACAGTGTCCTAATCTTCATCGTAAATTGAATTTCTCTTTTTTATATATTGTAATTCATTCCACTGATGTTGGTAACATAACAACAATGTGTGATATTTACAATGTTTATGAGTACGGGTTATAGTACAATATGGTTTAGGTTTTGTCCCAAGTTCAATTGTAATATAATCATCTTGTTCGTCTCTATAATATACCCATCCTTCATGAATAGCTGAAGCTTTCTCCCATCTCACATAATCATTCACCTGTGGCACATAATCAGACATAGTAATCAATCAATAGAAGAGGGAATACCGATAGAAGATAAAGTTTCTTGTTGTTTATAATATAGTTTCACATAACAACGTAATGTTTCTTTTAGTTCTCTAATATCATTACAAGCCTCAATGTCTCTTGAAAATGTTTCATATGCAAAAGACCTTGAAGGTGTAGATAATGTTATGGTGTCTGGATTCATGAGAATGCTGCCATGAGTGGATTGAGATTTAACTTCATAGCTGTGTATGGAGTTGTGTCTGATATATTTACTACTTTACCTGGTTTCTTGTGATTGACTGGAGCCATAAACACTCCTTTCTTTCTACAAAAGAACCCCCAAACTGAACTAGGGTGTTTATCATCACCATAGATAAACTCTCGACTGATGTTACGAATCCAAATACGTTTTACTGTCTTTGAGTAATCATCAGTCCAGTATTCATAGCCCTGTGGTGGCTGATGTGGAAATTCCATCTTTTTCATAACTATAGAGTAGGTCAAGCATCTTTTGACGCCATTCCATCAATTCATCATAACACCCTTGATTGTATGCACAACCACGGAGACTACTGTCAGGTTTGATTACACTTTCAATCATAAGATTGAGTGCGTCTTTTTGTTTATCAGTCATCGAAAACTTTACACATTGGGGAACCAGGGTGAGTGTCGCAGAATTCATCTAACACTTTATCTTTGTGTCGTTCTGATGGGTCTGATAGTTTACCTTCTGTGAGGGGATCCCACTCATCAGGTGAATGTGCTTCATTCGTATGTAAGTCTACCTTATAGGCATTGTACTTATCATTTGGGTCATAGAGGGGATCATTAACATCCCTTTGACGTGGTTGTGACATGATTAAGTTAAGAAAGAGGTTACAACTTTAGATGGTAGTTCATCTAACAAAGAATATTTATCTGCCTTGTTGATATTCTGTCTCAATTCACTGAAATAATGAGAATAATACTTACCATCTTCTTCAACAATTAAATCAAAACATTCTTCATCATTTTCTGCAACAACATTCCATACTCCGCCGTATTCTGATGAGGGGAATGGCACATAATGGTCAACAATGTAAATAAATTTCATCAGTCTTGAGAATTACCTTAATAGTATAGGTGAGTTAAAAAAGTTTGTCAAGTTGTCGTTGTAACTCATAATAAACTGAAATAAGTTTGAGATTCATATAAGTTTCGTAGTCATTACCTTTGAGTAAATCAAGTGTGGTTTCAATTTGTTGCATAGCAAGAGTGAGTGTTTCTTTTTTATTCATTAGATTTTCTCATTATACTATGAAAGAATAAGTGAATAAAGAACTGTAATGATTGTAACTATAGTCAATATAAAAAGACATAAAAAATTACATCTTCTGTTTCTTTTGAAATCATTTGACTATAAACCAATTTTTATCATTAGTTTTATTTACCCAGAAGTGGTACTTACCAGTAATAGATGAAAGAAACATTTGGTCTTCTGTCTCTTGTTCTACTCTACATGAATGAAGTTCATGCATCAAGTTAACGAATCGGTTCTTACTCCGTTGGTTCTTGGGTTCTACAGTAACGAATTTAGTCTTCATAGGTGTTTGACTGACTTTGTAAGTATAGACCATGTGAGGGGTCTCCGGGGGGTTTTGTAGACACTTGACAAACTGGTCTAGACCCCGTAGACTAGGTTTGTCGTTCTTGAGAGATAAGTTATAAGTTCTTATTTGATATTAAATCTCTTATCATATATTTCCCACTAATCTTATAACAGTGAGGACAATTTTCTTTTGTATATACTTTAAAATTCATAAATCAATCTCAGATTAAAAAATAATTTCCAATTACAAGACAATCTAGATCAATACTTTCAAAGGTTTTGATCGCATCCTTTGGATTCTCTACAATTGGTTGACCATTATCATTGAAAGAAGTATTTAAAAGAACCGGACAATCAGTTTCTTTATTATATTTTTGAAGAAGTGTTGCAACTTCTGGATGCAACTTTTCATTTACAGTTTGAATTCTACATGAGAAATCTTTATGTGTGATCGCACCAAGTTTCTTTCTTTGATGTGGTTTTACTACCAGAGAGTATAGCATATATTCATTTGGA